GGAAATGTAATAACTCAAGATTTATTATCATTAAAAGGTCAGGGTGAAATACAAATAATACCAGTTGCAGTTGGAAGTGATTTTGTAGTTGATTTTATTGGTGATGCTTTTAATTTTGTAGTTTCAAATGCCTTACCTTTTGTTTTAGCTTTTACAACTGGTGGTTTAGGTAATTTGTTATTAACAGTTGGTTTAACTCTTGCTACTGAATTATTAAGCAATAATCAATCGACAAATAATCAAAGTTCTGTTGGTGATACAGATCCAAACATAAGGGGGTCTTATAATTTTTCTGGCATACAAAATGTTAGCACTAGCGGTGTACCTGTACCAATTTTATATGGTCATGTATTTAGCGGATCTATTTTAATCAGTGCAGGGGTTGATTCAGCACAATTAGTGAATATATTAGCTAATGAGGGAACTTACTCAAAATCTGCTGGTTCAACTACAATAACTGTTAACATAAATAATCATAAATTTGTAAATGGTGAAACTGTAAGATTAGATTTTCTTGATGGAGGTCTTAGTGGATCAAGAATTGACCCTGCACTTTTTTTAGTACAAAATGTCACTACAAATACATTTACATCACCTACTAGGTCTGATGAAAGTTCTCTTTCTGGTTCTGGTAATGTAAAAGTTGTAGAGTCTTTAGGAATTGTTTGACATCTTATCAGTAAAATTAATAGTAATGATTATAATTTATATAAATATTTAAACCATGCCTAGATTAATTGATGATGAATTATTTGGCAAAAGACCTGACAGCAGAGTTGTTGACCCTGATTTAATAGAAGGTGGTTTAAGAAGTAAACAATTTGCTACTGTTGTTGATCTTTTAGGTTATGGAGAAATACAAGGTTTTGTAGATCCAAATTCACAAAATACTGATTATAGAGAAAATATCTTTTTAGATAACACACCTTTGCAAAATGCAAATGGTGATCAAAATTTTCAAGATGTAGAAGTTTTTTTTAGAAATGGCTCAGATGATCAAACATCATTGGGAACTATTGATACGTTTGGTCCTGATCGAATAGAAAATACAACTCCTGTTGGTGTTCCAGTAACAAAAAGTGCATCTGTTTCAAGATTAATTAGAGGTGTTCAAGATACAGATGGTAATGAATTGATAAAAATTATAAGAGTAACTATACAGATTCCAGCTTTACAAAATTTTCAATCTGATGGAGATATAACTGGTACGGAAGTAAAAATATCAATACGAATAACAGAAAATGATGGAACTGTACATAATCCAGTTGTAGAAAATTCTATTAATGGTAAAGCTACAAGTCCTTTTGTAAAAGATTATGAGATTGATTTAGAAAGTTCCAATCTACAATTTCCTTTAACTGTCACAGTTATAAGAAATACAGATGATAGCACTGTATCTACTTTGGTAAATAAAACTAATTTTTTATCATTCACAACAATAATTACGGAATCACAGTCATATCAAGGTTTTGCTTATGTTGCATTAAGATTTAATGCACAATCTTTTCAATCCTTTCCTAAAAGAATGTATAGGGTTAAGGGTACAAAGATTAAAATACCTCATAACGGAACTGTAGATGTAGATAATGGAGCTATTTCTTACAGTGGTACTTTTAATGGTACTTTTAAAACTGACAAAGAGTGGAGTGCAGATCCAGCATGGATTTTATATGACTTGTTAACAACAGATAAAGGTTTTGGTGGTCCTGATGGTGTTGTATCTGAAGATTCATTAGATGTATTTTCTTTTTTTCAAGCATCTAAATATGCAAGTGAGATAATTACAGATCCAATAACAGGAATAACAGAGCCAAGATTTAGCTGTAATGTAATTTTAAATCAAAAAAATGATGCTTATACAGTAATAAATGATTTATGTTCTGTTATGAACGCCATGCCTTTTTATAGTGTTGGCACATTACAGATAGGACAAGATAGACCAACAAATACAGATACAAATACTTCTGATGCAGAATATTTATTTACAAATGCAAATGTTACTGAAAGTGGATTTTCATATACTGGAACAAGTCAGCGAACAAAATTTACAGAGGTAGAAGTAGCTTACTTTGATAATGACACACAGAAAATTGATTATGAATTAGTAACAGCTAGTGATGTAACTGCTTTATCCTCTTTCCCTTCAAAATATGGTAGAACCAGAAAAACAATTAAAGCTTTTGCCTGTACATCAAGAGGACAAGCAAACAGGTTAGGCCGTTGGTTTTTATATACAAATTTGAGAGAAACCGAAGTATGTAGCTTTACAACAACATTAGAAGCTGGTGTTATTGTTAGACCTTCGATGATAATTGGAATTGCAGATAGTTTGAGGGCTGGTGTTCGTAGAGGTGGACGTATAAATACAGGTGTTTCAACTACACAGATTATTGTTGATGATGCAAATAATACAGATTTGACTACAGAAAATGCTGCAACTCTTTCTGTTGTTTTACCCGACGGTACTATGGAAACCAGATCAATAAGCGATATATCTGATAAAACAATAACTGTGTCATCTGCATTTTCAGCAGTGCCACAGGCTAATAGTATTTGGGCTATAGAAAATACATCTGTAGAATTTCAAACATATAGAGTAATTTCAATTGAAGAATCAAGTCAAACTGAATATACAGTTTCAGCAATTATTCATGATCCTGATAAATATTCTCAGGTCGAAGCAAATATCGCAGCACAACCTCGAAATATAACAACATTATTAGATGTAACACCTTCACCATCTAACCCTAGTGCAATAGAACAAATCGTTGTTTTAAATAATCGTGCAGTTTCAAAAATATTTGTTTCTTGGGAACCAATAAAAGGTGTTAAAGAATATAGAGTTGAATCACAATTTGAAAATGATAGTGTTGAAGTTTTTAGAGTATCAAGGCCAGACTTTGAACTTTTTGAATCAAGATTAGGTTCATATATATTTAAAATTAAATCTTATAATTCTTTAGGAATTTTAAGTACATCAACTACAACTGTTGGTATTGAAGCCGTAGGAAAAACAGCAGTACCAGCAGATGTTCAAAACTTAGTTATAGAGCCTGTTAATGAGGATTTTGTAAGATTGCGTTTTGATAAATCAACAGATGTTGATGTTATTCATGGTGGAAATGTAGTTGTCAGGCACAGTAATTTAACAGATGGCACTGGTACTTTTACAAATTCTGTTGACCTTATTCCAGCATTGTCTGGAAACATATCTGAAACATTAATCCCAGCAGTTGCAGGTGAGGTGATTTTAAAATTCCGTGATGATGGTGGCCGATTAAGTGCTGGGGAAAGCTCTGTGATTGTTTCTCCTCCTGAAACACAACCAACATTGCTTGCTTTCGCTGACAGGGAAGATACTGACACCACACCATTTTCGGGAGCTAAAACTAATGTTTTTTATGATTCAACACTTGGAGGGCTTACTTTAGGTTCAACAACAACCATTGATAGTGTTGCTGATATAGATAGTTTGTCGCAGATTAATATTTTAGGAAATGTTTCAAGTTCAGGTGTTTATGAGTTTGCTAGTCCTTTGGATTTAGGTTCGAGAATGGATCTTAAATTAATAAGGCATTTTGTAACAGAGTCTTTTATAGGAAATTCTCTTATTGATGCAAGAACTGGTTTCATTGATACTTGGGATGATATTGATGCTTTAACAGCTTTCAGTACAAATGCCACTTTATTGGTTGCAACTACAAGTCAAGATCCCTCTTTATCTACTTCTGGTGTTTATACTATAAATGATGGATCTGGTGGCGCGGGTAGCATTATAACGATTTCTAAAACTGGTCATGGATATTCAGTAGGCAGTTTTGTAGTTGTAAATTTTACAAGTGGCACAGGTGTTGATGATAATTATGAAATAATATCAAAAACAAATGACACTTTTACCCTTACCTCTGCAACCTTATTAAATACAAGCGGTAGCTGCACTTATGGAGCAGAATTTAGTTCATTTAACACGTTTGCAAATGGAACACACAGGGGTAGAGGTTTTAAATTCAAAGTTAATTTATTTTCGTCCGATCCAGCACAAACAATTCTTTTAAAACAACTTGGATATAATGCAACTTTAAATAGAAGAGTTGAAACTGTAAATTCTGTCATTGCGTCTGGTGGTTCAACTAAAGCTATAAGTTTCGTAAATAGTTTTTTCACAGGTTTCAGTGGTACCAGTGTTGCTGCTGATGCCGCATTACCAACAATAGGTATAGTTATAGAAAATGCACAGTCAGGAGATTTCTTTTCTTTGCCATCTATTAGTTCTACAGGATTCTCTATAGATATTAAGAATGGCTCGAGTTTTGTTAATAGAAATTTTAAATATACTGCTGTCGGATTTGGGCGTGGCTCTTAGAATTATGATAATCTTAAGTAAAAATAGATAGACAATGGCACAACACGACTATGTACTCGATAATGCCACAGGAGCAAATTTTCGTAGTGATTTAAATAATGCTTTATTAGCGATTTCAAGTAATAATTCTGGTTCATCTGCGCCATCTACTACTTACGCTTTACAATTTTATGCTGATACAACAAATAATATTTTAAAACTTAGAAATGCAGCTAATGATGGTTTTATAAATTTATTTACGCTTGCTGGTGGTGTTGATGTTGATGCTGCAAGTAATTTTAATGAAGATGTAACTTTTACAGGTGCAAGTGCAAATATAGTCTTTGATAAAAGTGCTGATGATTTAATATTTAACGATAATGCTAAAGCTGTATTCGGTACAAGTTCTGATGGTCTTGAAATATTTCATGATGCAAGTGACAGCATAATTAATGACAATGGAACAGGCTCATTAAAATTACAGCTTGGCGGTGCTACGAAAGCAGAAGTCGTTTCTGGTGGTTTAACAGTAACAGACACCTTGACTGCAACAACTTTAGCTGGCACATTATCAACCGCTGCACAAACAAATGTTACCTCTTTGGGAACTCTTACAGGGTTAACACTTAGCGGTGATATGACTTTTACAGGAGATAGTGCAAATATAGTTTTTGATAAATCTGATAACCAGCTTGAATTTGCTGATAATTCAAAGGCTGAATTTGGAACAGATGGAGATTTAGAAATTTTTCATGATTCATCGGATTCATTTATTGATAGTGTTGGAACAGGTAATTTAATCATTAGAGGTGATGATGTACTTATAAAAGGTTCAAATGATGAAGTAATGGCAGAGTTTATTGAAAATGGATCAGTCAAGTTATATAGAAATAATGTTCTGCATCTAGAAACAACCTCTGTCGGTATTCATACAACAAAAGCTTTTGTAATTGGTGCTTCTACTACTAGAGTCCCCGTAAGTGGCTCAAATGGTGGCATACAGTTACAGGGTGATAGTGGTGTTGAGACTGGTATGAATTTTATAAGAAATTTAGATGGCAGTGGTGGCCCTGAATTTAGATTTGCAAAATCAAGAAATGTAGGAGACACTGATTTTACGATAGTACAAGAAGGTGATGTTTTGGGACAGTTTGTTTTCTGTGGTGCTGATGGAACAGATTTTGTAAATGATAGTGCAAAAATAAGGGCTACTGCTGCTGGCACGATTGCTGAAAATACAGTCCCAGGTAAAATTATTTTTTCAACGACCCCAAATTCTGCATCAACACCCGTAGATCGTTTTGTGATTGACCATCAAGGGTTTGTGCTAATTCCAAGTGATTCTGGCAGAATAAAGATGGGTGTTGAATCAGAAATGCAGATGTATCATGATGGATCAGATTCATTTATATCAACATCTACTGGTTCTTTAAAATTAAGACCAAAAAACACCACAGAAGGAGTAATTATAATCCCAGATGGGGCTGTAGAAGCTTATCATAATAATGTAAAGAAGTTTGAAACAACAGGGTCGGGCATAACGGTGCAAGGGAGTGTAACTGAAACTTCTGATATTGCATTAAAGGAAAACATACAACCACTATCAAATGTTCTTGATAAGGTAAAACAACTAAAAGGTTATAAATATAATTTTAAAAATACAAAAATTAATTCTATGGGAGTTATCGCGCAAGATGTAGAGAAGGTATTTCCAGAACTTGTTCATGGTTTTGAGGGGCAAAAAACTTTACAATATAGTGGTTTAATAGGTGCTTTAGTTGAATCTATTAAAGAACTATCAGCTAAAGTTGCAGCGTTAGAATCTTCTTAATATACTAGGTAAAAAATTATTTTTATTATGACTCCAGAAGATTTGATCAAAGAAACAAAGGAAACCTTAGAATTTAATACAAAAAAACTTGAAATATTAGATAAAGACATTCAACAAGTAAAACAGGAAGCAGAACAAAAAATTGTTAAATTACAACAAGACAGAAATGTAATTATAGGACAGATTATTAAAGACCAAGGTGGTGTGGAAAAGTTAGAAAAATTGATTAATAGTAAGAATAAAGTAGAATCTTAATAAGGATTTTTATAGTTATGGCAATTACAAAAACTTGGTCTATAAATACAATGGAACGTGATGTTTCTGATGGTTATGTTACGAAAGTTGTTTATTGTGTTAAAGGTTTATCTGATTCCGTAGAGAAAGCCAGAGAAAAAGGATATGTTACTTTTACAAAACCTGAATCTTTACCAAGCGATTTTGTAGCTTTTGCAAGTTTGGACGCTGCAACTGTTGTGGAATGGGTAAAAACTAAACTTGGAGATGATGTAGCAAAGATCGAAACAAGACTTGAAGAGGAAGTAAATGAATTGATAACTCCTACAACTGCTTCTGGTGTACCTTGGTAGTAAAATTATCAGCATTGATTTTAGTTCTAGAAATAAAGCTATTTAGATGGAAAAAAAATTTATGAATAGGGAAAAATAAAGAAAGACAAATTAAAAACAGAAACACCTGAAAGTTGAATTTAATTTTAAAACGATTATTATTAAATTTTAATTTATTTAATTAAATGCTTAAAAAAGTTTTAGCTGTAGCTGCTGCTTCAGCAGTCTCAACACCAGCCTTTGCTGGGTTCTACGTCAACGTGGAAAATAATGCATCTTTTAAAAAAGATTCAGATTTTCAAGGTAGCTCGACAGACCTTCATATAGGATACGAAGGTAGTAATGATTCTGGTGCTTCTTGGTATATTCAAGGTGGTCCCCTTTTAAGCAATCCTGATGGTGGTGAGCAATCTACAGATGTTTCAGCAAAAATCGGTGGTTCTGTAAATGCAACAGATAAAACATCTATCTATGGTGAGCTTAGTGGTGTTTTTGCTGATGAAAACGTATTCGGAACTAAATTAGGGTTGAAATTTGCTTTTTAATTTCCTAATTAAATAATCTAAAGTAAATAGAGGTGTGCTTACACACACTGCTGTGACTACTAACATATATATAGGCATAGCGATTGCACCTCTAACCATACTTTTCATGGAATACCCAGAATTTGATTTACCTGATACAAACAATATCCTTATCCCTCCTACAACAATTTTTTATCCGCCCCTAGCAGACGTTCCATATTTAGATCCTCTTCTACTTCCAAGTCTGGAACAGGTAGAGTCGGGGTTGGCAGATCAGGAAGACG